GGATATGACCTAAAAGACAAATCACAGATGGTTCCTGGTTTTACAAACAGTTCAAAAACAAGACCTCTTATTGTTTCAAAGTATGAGATGTATTTCAGAGAACGAGTTCCAATTATCAAGTCAAGTCGTCTTGCAGAAGAAATGTTCGTATTTATTTGGCACGGTGGAAGAGCTGAAGCTCAAACAGGATATAATGATGACTTGGTAATGTCATTTGCTATTGGTCTGTGGGTAAGAGACACGGCACTAAAATTACGCCAAGAAGGTATGATGAGAACAAAATTGGCATTGGATTATATGCAAAAATCAACACAAGTATTCAATACTGCAAACATGAGAGACATAAAAAAAGACACAGGTTGGACTATGGATGTTGGAAATAACAAGCAGGGTGAAGATCTAAAGTGGTTGATCTAAATTTAATGTTAGATTTTCCTAACACATACTTATATGTATGGACTAATACACTAACTAAACAGGTGAGAAATGGCTGAAAAAAAATCCCTATTTGATAGACTCCGTACTTTGTTTAGCACAAACGTAGTCGTGAGAAATATCGGGGGCAAGAAACTCCGTGTGGTCGATACAGCAAGGTATCAAGCAGACGGAAACCCACATACCTCAAAAGTTATTGACCGATATGGGAGATTACACGGAACTCGTGGAACTCCTATTTCTGTTTACAATCAGTATAACTCATTCTCTGCAACAAAGATTGACCTTTATACCGATTACGAGGCAATGGACACAGATGCAATTGTTTCATCTGCGTTAGATATATATGCGGATGAATGTTTGGGGTCTGATACTTTGATACCACTTTTGAATGGTAAAAAATTTACAATAAAAGAGCTTTATGAAAATAATGTCCAAAATTTTTGGGTATATGGTCTGGATGACTCTGGTAATTTTACACCTTCGTTGGCTGAAAAGGTAGTCTATAAAGGCAAACGGCAGACATACGTTGTAAAATTGGATGATGGTACAGAAATAGTAGCGACTGATAACCACGTATTTGTTAAATCTAATAACGAACAGGTTCAGTTAAAAGATTTAAAAGTCGGTGACGGTCTTATGGTATTGCCAACAAAAAATAGCAATACAAAAACAATGAAAAATTATGAAATGATACGAAATTCTGATGGTAAATTTGATTATACCCATCGGATTGTATCTAATAAAATAGCATTCTTATTGGAAGAAAGACATCAGGTTGGTTCATCCGATTTACATACACATCATATTGATTTTGATAAAAGAAATAACGAACCGTCTAATTTGACAATATTAAACAGAAAAGACCACATTCGTTTACACCAAAACCATAACGCAAATATGTGGGAAAAAAGAAAACTTGATTCAGATTGGATGACATATTTGCTAGAAAAAACAAGAGAAGGTCATTCTAAATATTGGAACGATTCCACAAAAAGAATTAAATCAGAACAGCAAAAAAAGTTTATGACTTCTTTTGTTTCATCTATGACTCACGAGGAGCGTTGCAATGTCTTTGCAAATTATGGTGAAAAAAATGGAATGTTTGGCAAAGGCCATAAACTTATTGGTAAGTTGAACGGTAGATATAATGAATCTATCGTGCATTTTGAAGATTTGGATATTTCCGAAATAGAAAAATTTATTTTTGAAAATTACAATGGGTCATTTAAAGACAATTTAGAAGAAAAACTGCGTCATAATTATGGGTTACCCGCCGCCCAATTTGATAAGTTGACAAAATATCTGTGTTCAAAATATAATGTAAAAACTGTACAGAGTTTACCCAGAAAAATGTCATTTTTACACTACAAAGAAATGTTACCAATCATTAGAAAGTATTGTATTGATAACGAGATAACGTGGAGAGAAATGACAGATGTTGCAAATCAGTTTAATATATCAAGAAGACAATTTCGTTTTCTAATCGAAGAAAGTGGATATAAATCATTTAGCAAATTTTTACAAACAAATAATCACAAGATAGTTTCCATAGAAAAGGGTGGAATTGTGGATGTTTATGACATAGTAAATGTTGGTGATACACACTTATTTGCAATCGAAACAAATGATGGTGGGAAATGTTATGTCCACAATTGCACCTTAAAGAATGACTTCGGTGATGTTCTTACAATTCGTTCAGATAACGATAACATTCGTAAGATTCTTCACAATCTTTTTTATGATGTTCTTAATATAGAATATAATTTATGGCCGTGGATTCGTAATCTTTGTAAGTATGGTGATTTTTATCTGTATCTTGATGTTAAAGATGAATTGGGTATCACAAACGTTGTTCCATTTTCACCGTATGAAATCCAACGTAACGAAGGAACCGACCCCGAACACATCTATATGACTACGTTCGTATATGAAGGACCATTGGGTAGAGGTGAGTTTCAGAATTATGAAATTGCTCACTTCCGTTTACTTGGAGACACAAACTTCTTACCGTATGGTAAGTCAATGTTAGAAGGTGCTCGTAAACTTTACAAGCAACTTGTTCTCATGGAAGATGCGATGTTGATTCACCGTATCATGAGAGCTCCTGAAAAGCGTATCTTCAAGATTGATATTGGTAATATTCCACCGGCAGAAGTCGATCAGTATATGCAAAACATCATGAATCAAATGAAGAAGACCCCTATTGTTGATGAAAGAACAGGCGACTACAATCTTCGTTACAATATGCAAAATATTCTTGAAGATTTTTATCTTCCTGTTCGTGGTGGTCAAGCTGGAACTTCTATCGAAACACTTGCCGGACTCCAATATCAGGCAATCGAAGATGTCGAATATTTAAAGAGTAAAATATTTGCTGCCCTAAAAGTTCCAAAGGCATATCTTGGATTTGACGAATCACTCGAAGGCAAGGCAACACTTGCCACACTTGATATTCGTTTTGCAAGAACGATTGAAAGAGTACAGCGTATTGTTGTTTCTGAACTAACAAAGATTGCTATCGTTCACTTGTATGCTCAGGGATATGAAAATGCAGAACTTGTAAATTTTGAATTATCTTTGACTGGCCCATCTATCATTTATGAACAAGAGAAGATTGCTCTGATGAAGGAAAGGGTAGATTTGGCAGGTAATTTGATGGACAAACGATTAATGTCTATGAACTACATATATTCAAATATCTTTAATATGTCTGACGACGAAGCAGAATTTGAAAAGAATGAAATCATAGAGGATATTAAACACCAATTCCGTCAAAAGCAAATTGAAAGTGAAGGAAACGACCCAATGATCACAAAAGAATCATATGGAACTCCACACGATTTGGCAGCGATGAATTTATATGGCGGTAAAAAGAATCAAATAAATGACGTGGAAATTCCAGAAGGTGGATGGCCAGGTGCTGGTAGACCACCAGAAGGTGGATCGACATATAATACGGATGCCAGTCCATTTGGAAGAGATCCACTTGGCAGAAAAGATGTGGGAAATACTTTGAATGTAAATTTATCGCCGAAACATAATTATAAGGGTAAATCCCCCCTCTCGGTTGAATCAAAAATTAATGATACAAAGATGACTAAAGAACTGACAGATACTATTAAATCTATGAGTGAAATAAAAGTAAAAACAAAACAAGTAATATCGGAAAGTCTTAAACCATTTTCGGAACCAATAAAAAATGATATTGGCATACTCGATGAGAGTAAATTATTTGATGAAATCTAAAAAACTCTATATTTATTATATGAAGGATTACAATAACGGGTAAATTAAATGAAAAAAATCAAACATTCAAAATTTAAGAATACGGGTATGTTATTTGAACTTTTAACACGTCAAATAACATCTGAAATCATTTCTGGAAATGAATCAGTAGCACCGCACATACTTAAAAAATTCTTCAATAAGAGTACGGAATTATTTAAAGAATACGGCCTGTATAAAACTTTATCCGAAGAAAAATTCCAATCGGAAACAAAGTCACAGATGCTTATTGAGGCGGTATTGGGTGCAAAGAAAAAGTTAAACAAGGCACAGTTAAAAGAAGAAAAATATCAACTTATAAAATCAATATCAGAAAATTTCGATATTGATTCATTTTTTCAAACAAAAGTTCAAAATTACAAGTTACTTGCTTCCATATACAAGATATTTGAGTATAGTGAATTAGATAATCCTTCAGAAATTACTCGTTCTAAATTTACTATTATTGAAAATATGACATTAGAACAAACAAAACCTGTTATTGAAGAATCATTGCCTATTAAAAATGAACCAAAAGAAATAAGACTAATGACTTATAAGATAATGGTAGAAAAATTTAATTCAAAATATGAAGAACTTTCTTCAGACCAAAAGGCAGTTCTTCGTGAATATATCGGAAATGTAAGTAACACCAACAATCTTAAAGTTTTTCTACAATCAGAATCATTTAAGATTAAAGAAATATTGACAAAGAAGGTTAAGGGTATCAAGGACAAATCTCTTTCTATTAAATTGAATGAAGTAATTGGATTACTTAATCAATATGAGTCTATAAAAAATGTAGACGAAAGTCATGTACTTGCTTTGATGCGATATTATGATTTAATTAATGATTTATAAGTGGAGTAAATAATGCCAGATGCAAATCCAATACAACCATATAATTATGGTTCAAGTCAAGCGAATGATTTTGAAAGAAAGGGTCACCCTGGTCGTTATCTTAAATCAATTGCGTGTTCTTCTGGAATAACTTCATTTACCGCTTCTAATTTTGGAGCGGGCGGTATAATAGTTCCAACTGGATCACTTGGTACAGTAACTTTATCTGCGGGGGGAGAGATACCATTTAGTGCATTAAATCAAGGTGGGTTGAGAATATTTGAGTTTTCTATTTCGAGTGTTGATGTCACCTCTGGCACAGTTTATGTACTTATTCGCAACCAAAATATCAGGTAAACACTATGGACGTTAAAAGATTTATACAAAAACTAAAAGAATCGGAATCTTACAAAAAGTTTAAAGATGAGATGACTGAAATGAGTGTCACGGGTAATGTTGATGGGTATCAGACACCAAAGGCATTTGCTCCACAGGGTGCAGACGGCCGTGACTCATTTGATGCAAAAACAAAAGATAATGCAGAACAGTTTGGTTATAAAATTGTTCCAAAACAAAAAAGAAAAAATTCTATCTCAAAAGAACAACTTATGAAACAAGAATCTGTTTATAAACAAATGATGTCATCTTTACAGGAGGCGTCATATAAAGAATATAGAAGTGATAAAACAAGAACAACGAATGAGAAAATAAATCATTCAATTAAAGAGTTAAATCAAGCTCTTATGCAAGTTGAACGTGCAGTCAATCATGCTAGTAGATTAAAAACAGAAATGGCTGTCGATCAACGTTCTCTTTGGAGAACGTCTCACAATAGATTGACAAAAATCGGTGAAAGATTAAACAGAATTGGTAAAAAAATACATGAATTGAGTGCCTAATATGAAAGAATTACTTGTAGACACAATACTTTTTGAAGTACCACCAAAACAATTGAACGAATCACTAAAAGAAAACAATGGCAAAGTAGTTGTAACGGGTGTCCTTCAACGAGCAGAAGCCAAAAATCAAAATGGTAGAGTTTATCCAAAAGAAATTCTACTGCGAGAAGTTAAAAAGTATCAAGAAAATCAAATTAAAGAAAGAAGGGCACTCGGTGAATTAGATCATCCAGATTCTTCTGTTGTAAATCTTCGTAACGTTTCACACAATGTCTTGGAATGTTATTGGAAAGGAAACGATTTGGTTGGTAAAGTAGAAATTTTACCAACACCATCTGGAAATATACTGAAGAATCTTCTTGGAGCCGGTATTCGTCTTGGTATATCATCAAGAGGGATTGGTTCAGTTAAAGAAATAAATGAAAGTACAGTAGAAGTTCAAGATGATTTTGAATTAATTGGTTGGGATTTTGTTTCAAATCCGTCAACACACGGGGCCTTTATGTACCCCGCCGGTGGTGGTGAAGTTGTAGGTGAAGGTTTACTTAAAGAAGCTGTTTCATCGATAAAATCAAAATCGATTGACCCTAAAGTAAAACGTATTCATGAAAATATAACAAGTATTATTTGTGAAATTGGTAATGTATGTGAATGTATATTTGATGGAGATAAATGATGCCGGCACTCTCAAAAAAACAGCAACAGTTTATGGGACTTGTTCTTGCTTACAAACGCGGAGAAATTCCAGCTTCAAAAATTAGTAAGAATGTAAAACAAGTAGCCGCTTCAATGTCTGAGAAGGAACTTGAAAAATTTGCCGGTACAGAACATAAAGGTTTGCCAACAAAAGTAAAAAAAGAATCAACATTTAGAATACCAATGGAAGAATTACAAAAAATAGTACGTTCTGCTGTTGGTGAAGTTTTGAATGAAGAAGTAAACCATGATGAAGAAGAAAAACAAGAAGTAAAATTAACACCAGAACAAAAGAAACAATATGTTGAATCTATTGCGAGATTCAATGAATATGGTAAATCTATTTATCGTAGAGATGAATTAAAGGCCGCATTTAGTGAAATAAAGAATCTTGTAGAATTTGCTTCAAAGAATATAGTAGACGAGTCCGGAGATTGGTTTGATAAAGTTACATTGAATAGACACAGTAAGAAATTAGGTGAGTCTTTAAAATTATTTGAAAAAACAGCACAAGAAATGACACAATTACAACAGAGATTGGAAGCAGTATATGAAGAAATTGGTCAAACACTTGGGAAGTATTACGAAATTAAATAAAAGGAATAAAAGGTTATGGGTGAACAATCGTATAGTAATAGACCAAAAACTGCTCATGTTAAGGTCAAAGGAAACGGAATGAATATTGATCTTATGTTAAAGATATTCAAACGAAAAGTAAAAGATAGTGGTATACTTGAAGAATTTAAAAGAAGAACAGAATATATCAAACCTTCAGAAAGAAAGAAAGACAGAAAAAATGCTGCCGTAAAAAGACAAAGAAAACTTGATAATGAAATAATTTAATAAAAAATACACAAAGTCACACTAAAAAGTGTGATTTTTGTTTTTATACATATATTTATTTACATAATACTCCATTCTTATGGAGTTATATCTATTTTACTGTTTGATAGGTGTTATCAATAACCCTTAAATTAGTTTGGAGATTTATATGACAGACTTACTCAGAGAAGCTATAGCTGATGCAAAGGCAGTTCGCGAAGTCGCACTGGCTAATGCTAAAATGGCTTTAGAAGAAGCTTTCACTCCACGTATTCAATCAATGATCTCATCAAAACTTTCAGAAGAAGCCGAAGAAGAAGTGGAAGAAAGCTGGAATGAAGGTGAAGAGCATGATGAAGAACACATGGAAGAAGGTGAAGAAGAACATTCTGACATGGAAGAAACTTATTCAGAAGAGGAACCCGTAAAGGAAGCCGAAGATGAAGAATTTAATTTCATGAAAGAGGACGATGATGAAATGGAATCTGATGAAGAAGTAGCAGAAGTGCCTACCGAAGAACCATCGGAAGAAATGGAAATCGAGGAAGAAGATGAAGAAGAAATCGAGGAAGAAGATGAAGAAGAAATCGATGAAGATTTGATGGAAATAATCCGTCAACTCGAAGAAGAATTAGATTCATCTGAGATTGGAAAGGGTGATAACAAGCAGCCATCAAAAACTGCTTCCGACGATCATACCGAAGACAAGAAAGAACAGCTTGTTCAGTTGGTAAATGAAGAAGAGGAAGAAGAATTAGAAGAAGCTGCTGAAGACGATGACGTTGACATTCAGGAAATTATTAGAGCTATCCGTGAAGCAGATGATGAACACGAAGCAGAAAAGCAAGAAACTTCAGAAGCAGAAGAATCTGAAACTGAAGAAAAACTGCAAGAAGCTTATGCCGTTGTTCAGTTCTTACGCGAAAAGTTGAATGAAGTTAACCTTCTTAATTCTAAACTTCTTTTCTCAAATAAACTGTTCCGTTCATATTCGTTGACAGAAGCACAGAAGATGACAATCATTGAAAACTTCGACCGTGCAGGTTCGTTGCGTGAAGTTAAGTTGGTTTATGCGACACTCGCTGAATCACTTAAAACACAGTCATCAAAGAAGCCAAGTGCTCCGAAAACTTCTTTGAAGGAATCGTTTAACCGTGTTGCAAGTAAGCCACAGGCAAGCACACGTCCATCCAAGAAGATCTTGGCGGAATCAAATGATGTGGCAGATAGATTTAAGAAATTAGCAGGTTTAATTTAACTTTTATTGGAGATAAATAAATGAGTATTCAATCAATTTTGGGGTCTGCGACTGCTCAGCATCGTAACCTTATGAATGAAAACAAGAATACCGTCAAGAAGTGGGAAAAGACAGGACTTCTTGAAGGTATCAAGAACGATTATGAAAAGAACTCAATCGCAGTTCTTCTCGAAAATCAAGCAAAACAACTTATCGACGAATCATCACGTACAGGTACAGCAGCTGGCTCAGAAGAGTGGGCTGGCGTTGCACTCCCACTTGTTCGTCGTATCTTTTCAGAAATCGCAGCAAAGGATTTCGTTTCAGTTCAACCTATGAACCTTCCTTCAGGTCTTGTGTTCTTCCTTGATTTCAAGTATGGCACAGCTCAACCAGGTTTCACAACAAGTGCTGGTAAGGATTCAGAATCAGACTCTGTATTCGGTGTTACAGGTAAGGGAGCTAAGGATGCTGATCCTTCGGGTGGTCTTTATGGTGCTGGTCGTTTCGGTTATTCAATCAATGAAGCACAATTAGTTTCCACAAAGGCAGCTGCATTGTCTTCAACTGAGTTTGTAACTGGTTCGGTATCACACTCAACACCATCACTTTTCCAACACGATACAGAGTTCCAAAACGCTTACTCTGCTTCTCTTGTTTCTGGAAACATCATGACGATCACAGTTCAATCTGCATCGTTCACGACTCCAGACTTTGAAGCTGTTCGTGCATATAAGGTTTCTGGTTCAACAATCCTTGCTTACTTCCCGCAGTATACAACAACAGCAAATAACAACTCAACAATCACATTTGTTGTTTCTGCTTCTGCTGCTCCTGCAACAGTCGGTATTGCTTACGAAAAGCAACCAACAACAACAACTCGTGGTGATTTTGAAGACACACAATCAACAGGCGATTCAACAACAGCAATCAACATTCCTGAAATCAACCTTGAACTTCGTTCAGAGTCAATCGTTGCTAAGACACGTAAGTTGAAGGCAGTTTGGACACCTGAATTCGCACAAGACTTGAACGCTTATCACTCAATCGACGCTGAAGCAGAATTGACATCGATGCTTTCTGAGTATATCTCACAAGAAATCGACCTTGAAATCCTTGATATGCTTATCAAGAATGCTCAGACAACAGAAAGATGGTCAGCTCGTATCGGTCGTACATACGATAGTGCAACTGCAACATTTGGTGACTATGCAACAAATCAAGCTGCTGCTTCTGCATTCAACCAACAAACTTGGTTCCAAACACTTGGTACTAAGATTCAAAAGGTATCAAACGTAATTCACCAGAAGACACTTCGTGGTGGTGCTAACTTCCTTGTTTGTTCACCACAAGTTGCAACAATCCTTGAGTCAATCCCTGGATATGCTGTAGACGGTGAAGGTATGAAGTTTGCGATGGGTGTTCAGAAGGTTGGTCAGCTTAACGGCCGTATCACAGTCTACAAGAACCCATATATGCTTGAAAATCAAATCCTTATCGGTTTCCGTGGAACACAATTCCTCGAAACAGGTGCGGTATATGCTCCTTACATCCCACTCGTGATGACACCGTTGGTATACGATCCAGCGAACTTCACACCACGTAAGGGTGTAATGACTCGCTATGCTAAGAAGGTAGTTCGTCCTGAGTTCTACGGTCTCGTACAA